TTATGGATGAGGACATCGAGAAGTGGCGCGTGCTGGATGGGAACACGCCTGACTTGGTGCGGATTGTGGTGGCGGTCGATCCTTCAGGTTCCGGCGATATTGATAACGCGGACAATGACGCTATCGGTATTTGCGTTGCCGGGCTTGGAACGGATGGGAATGCCTATCTGCTTGAGGACTGCACCGTCAAGGCCGGGCCTGCTACGTGGGGGAAGGTTGCTACGTCCGCATATGAGCGGCACAAGGCGGATGTGATTGTTGGTGAAGGAAACTATGGCGGGGCGATGGTCAAGCACGTCATACAGACTGCCAGGCCACGGACGCCATACAAGGAAGTTACTGCGACACGCGGAAAGGTAGTGCGGGCGGAACCTATCTCCGCGCTGTATGAGAACGGCAAGGTTCGCCATGTTGGTTACTTCCGTGAGCTTGAGGATGAGTTATCCGGGTTTTCTACTGTCGGGTATGTTGGCGGGAATTCACCTAACAGGGCTGATGCTATGATATGGGCCATGACGGAACTGTTTCCGGGCATGGTGGCCGAACCTAAGAAACCAGTGCGCGAGAAGATACGGCGCGTGGTTGGGAGTTGGATGGCATGAAAAAAATAACCGTAAGCAAGAACGATCCGAAAAAATCGCCTGACGATGAATTCCTCGACACGATCAAGAAGAATTACAAGCTTGCTGAAGAACGATGGAGCGATAACCGGAAACTTGCCAAAGAGGACATGGAGTTTCGCGCCGGGAAGCAATGGCCGGATGATGTAATTACTCAACGAGAAAAGGATAACCGCCCGTGCTTGGTAGTTGATAAACTAGGGCAATACGTTCGCCAAGTAGTCAACGATGGTCGGCAGAACCGGCAAGCCATTATGGTACGGCCTGTAGATAGCGGGGCTGACGTTGAGACTGCTGACGTATTCAAGGGGCTTATTCGCCACATCGAGGACAGATCGAATTCAGACATCGCATACGATACCGCTCTGGAATGCGCGGTTGTTGGCGGATTCGGGTTCTTCCGTGTGCTGACGGAATATTCAAGCCAGAATTCATTTGATCAGGAAATTTGCATCAAGCGTGTTCGCAATCCTATGACTGTTTTGTTGGGCGAGTTCGAGGAAGCTGATGCGTCTGATTTGAAGGAAGCATGGTTTGTCGATGAAATGAGCAAGGCTGAATTCAAGCGCACCTATCCAAAAGCAGAACATACCGATTGGCAGACAGACGGCGCAAAATACGGCGACGACTGGATTAGTGAGGAAAAAGTAACCGTCTGCGAATACTGGTATGTCGAAGAAGAACAGGAACTTGTACATTTCATCGAGGATGGAACCACGATAACCGCGAGAGAATACGACGAGGCGTTGGCAGAGGGAATTATTCCTCCTGCAATCGTCGATTCCCGCGAAATTCCGGTCAGAAAAGTGAAGTGGTGCAGGGTTTCCGGGGCGGAGATTCTGGAACGCCGAGACTGGAAAGGTAAATACATCCCCCTGTTTATCGTAGTCGGTAACGAATACGACATTGACGGAAAGATAACATACTCCGGCCTTATCCGCTCAGGAAAAGACCCCGCAAGACTATACAACTACTCGCGCAGCGCATTTGCAGAGCGCGTCGCCTTGACTCCGAAAGCGCCGTGGGTTGCCGCAGATGGACAGGTTGAGGATTACGCGGACGAATGGGCCACGGCAAATCAAGCGAATATCTCAGTATTGAAATACAAGCCGCAGTCCATTGATGGGCACATGGTTCCCGCACCGCAGCGCCAGCCTAGTGCGGACATTCCGGCAGGATTCGCGCAGGATATGCAGATCGCGGAGCATGACATTCAGGCCGCACTTGGCATGTATGCGGCTTCGGTTGGTGCCCCGAGCAACGAGCGCAGCGGTAAAGCCATTCTCGCCCGACAGCGCGAAGGCGATACGTCCACATTCCATTACATCGACAACCAAGGCAGGGCGATTCGTCATCTTGGCCGGGTACTGGTTGATCTGATCCCGAAGATTTACGACTCCAAGCGCGTAATTCGCATCCTCGGGGAAGATGGCACGGCGCAAATGGCGCAGATTGACCCAGAGCAAGAAGTAGCCATGCAAAAATTTGGCCATAAATCCATTTACAACTTGAATGTCGGAACTTACGACGTTTCCATCAGTACCGGGCCGTCCTACAATACCAAGCGTCAGGAAGCGGCTACTTCGATGGTGGAAATGACGCAAGCCAACCCGGAATTGATGACCGTGATTGGCGACTTGATGGTCAAGTCGATGGACTGGCCTGGTGCTGACGAGATCGCTGCGCGATTGAAAGCCATGCTCCCGCCGCAAGTGCTGCAAGCCGAACAGCAGAAAGAAGGCAACGGGCAAGAAATGCCGCCTGAAATGCAAGCCATGATGCAAGGTGCTGAGGTGGCAATTCAGGAGCGCGACGCCGCGCTGCAACAGGCTGGAGAGCAATTGCAGCAGATGAACACGGAACTGATGGAATTGAAGCTGACTGCAAAAAACAAGAATGATGAAGCTGCAATCAAGAGCAGGGAAGCAGACATCAAGGCTTTCGAGGCTGAGACTGAACGAATGAAAGTGGAGATGGAAAATGGAATCGAGAAAATCCAAATGCTCCTCTCGCAACACGAAGCTCATGTCAAGGAATTGGTATCTGCTTTCCAGACTGCTCAAGCTCCGGCACCGGATCAGGACATGGAAGCCGATCAACAGCCAGAAGAGAATGCCGATATGAACGCTTCAATGAATGCTGAAATGATTTCCATGATTCAGGCATCACACGATCAGACCATGCAGGCAATTGCATCTGTTGCGGAAGCAATGATGCGGCCCAAGACGATGCAACTACAGGCTCCTAGCGGGGCTATATATACTGGACAGGTGCAATAGTGTCCGTAACCTACAACAACACAGTCAAAGACAACCGCATGACGCAGGTACTCAATGCCATTGATGGCGGCGCGGGTGCGGGCTACATCGAGATTTGTTCTGCTGCTTACGCTGCGGTTCTGGCGACGATCACGCTGTCCGATCCATGCGGGACTGTTGGTACGCAAGCCCTGACACTGACCATGCCGAAGTCCGACACGAACGCTGACAACACCGGAACGGCTGCAATCGCACGCATCAAGGATTCGACCGGAACGATAGTTGTGTCTGGACTGACGGTAAGCACTTCCGGCGCAGATATCAATTTGTCTAGCTTGGCGATCACGGCGGGCGATACCGTGACGCTCAATTCCGCTGTTATCACTCACGCTGCATAAGGAGAAACACATGGCAATCTACTCACTTGCACAACGCACTACCGTTACAACCATCACGGCGGCATCACATGCCTTCCTGTCGCCAGCCACCAACGAAGCCGCCTGCATGGAATGGGGCTACTTCAACGGTGCGGCAACCGCTTGCGTGGTTGGCTTTGGTCGCTCGGCAAATACACCGACCCTGACAGGCGGCGTGGCCTTCCTCGCAGAGGATGAGGGCAGGCCGACGGGCTTGACGCAAGGGGCCGTCGCTTTCGGCACCGCGCCGACCGTGCCCGCTCAGTTTTTCCGCAAGTTCTCTTTGGCCGCCCTGGTTGGCGCTGCGGTGGTCTATACCTTCCCGCGCGGCATCGTTTTGCCGGCAGGTGGTCAGGCGCTTGTGGCGTGGAACATTACCGCGAACAGCGCGGTCGTCGATATTCACGCGGTAGTGGATGAGTGAACATGAAGCGCACTACGCTTGACGATCTGCACGGCGATACTGTCGTCGCGCAAATCAAGATCAGCATGGCCCGTTCCGGCATGATGAAGGTCGAAGGCTCGATTACGGATTACGAGTTCGCCATGCACATGCTGGACACGGCGCGGGACGTGGTGACGAACTACCACGGGCGGGTGAAGAATCAGGACTCCCCGCTGATCGTGCCTGCCTACGATACCTCGCTTGTTGGCACTGAGGCAGAAAAGAAGCTGCTTGCCGCCCGAGACGAACTGGCGAACGCGATGTAATGGGCGTCAATCTTAAATACGGCACGGCGGGCGCAACGGGTGGCGGGTACGCCGGACAACCGGGATCGCTTCAGGCGGCTTTCGACGAAAGCCGCCATGAGCCGCGATGGTCATGGCAGCAACGCAGCCCAAAGACATGGCGCGACAAGAACAGATGGTATTCGCTCTGGTCGTTCGGATGTCGGGTTGGCGCAGGTTCTCCCATCGGGAGCGATGGCGCTGGTTGGTATGACCTGTCGATGCGCGACCTGTTCGAGCCGTATTCCTGTGATGGAGAAGGGACGCAATCATGCCGATTCATCAAGGGCATCACCAAGAACAGCAGCGGCACCCCAATATCAGGCGTCATCGTTCAGGCGTTCAGGACTTCTGACGATTACTACATGGGGGCCGTCGAATCGAGAGAGGACGGCAGCTACGATTGCCCGACGTGCAGCCCTGCCGGAATTCAGCACTACCTGGTGGCGTACAAGGCCGGTAGCCCCGACATCGCCGGAACCACGGTTAATACCCTGACGCCGACGAACGTGGACGGAACCTGACATGGCAAATCAAAAGGAGATCACGCTACGGCAGGGAGAAGTCTCACCGAAAGATATTGTTCTTCACGATCTTCCTGTCGCTGACCTTCAGGCGCAAACAACGATCTATTTGTCGGAGTTTGACGCAACTCCGAAGAATGTTGTTCTGAGCGATCCAACGGTTCAACCGCAATCAGCCGGCCCGATTACTATTACTGGCGATCTGGCCGCAACAGACGGAAGCGATACCGCTGCATTCGTCGGTGACGTTGCTCACGTCGGGACGCTGGCAGCAACCGATTCAGCGGACACGGCGGCTTTTGCCGGGGATATAGCCCACGTCGGCACGCTGGCGGCTACTGACGGCGCAGATACCGCCGCATTTTCTGGAAAGCTCGGGCACTTCGGGACACTCTCTGCTACGGATAGTGCGGATACTTGTGTTGCATTCGGGATAGTTGAATCTCATCAAGAAACCCATGCTCAACCATCCTCCGGCGGCTGGCACATCCACGAACAACAGGATTTCAGCCACCTTCCAAACCCGAGAACAGCAGAGCAGATCAAGGCAGACCGTATCCGCCTAGGCATCATCGAGCAGGAAAAGGCGAAGATAGAGCAGGAAGTTTCCGCAGTACGTCAGGAAGTGCCGAAAACCGGCACAGAGCAGGAAATACAGCATCGCATCTATCTAGCCCTGCTGAACGAGCAGTTAGCCATGCAGGAGGCGCAGGAAGCCATTCTGATGGCAAGGCTCAGGGCGCTTGAGTATGAACTTGAACAACAGGCGCTAAGTGCGGAATCTGCAATGCTTATAGAGCAGGATGTAGCTTTCTGCATGGCAATGCTTGCGGTGGCTTGAAAAGTGTGATAAATAGTAAGTTAGTAAGTGCTAACTACGGCAATGGCCGGATTCCCCACGTGAGGAGCTTATGGCAGAAGAAGTTGCAGTAATCGCCCCGGATAGCGAAGTCGTTACGACGACTGAACCGCAAGCGCCACAGGAAGCGCCGGAAACTCCCGAAACACCTGAACCCGCCGACACTACCGGCGAAACTGCGAAGAAGCCAGATGTCGGTTTGCCGAGATCAGCGCAACGCAGAGTAGACAGGGCCGTAAGGCGTCAGTATGAGGCAGAGGCAAGGGCGAATATGCTTGAGGAGCGGTTATCCGCCATCGAGCAACGAACCCAACCACAAGCCGCACAGCGACGTGAAGGCGAGCCAAGGATTGAAGATTTTCAGGACTTCGATCAGTACGTAGCGGCAAAAGCCGAATGGATTTCGGAGCATAAAATCCAGAAGGTGCTTGCGGAGCGTGACCAGCGATCAAACGCGGAACGCGCCGAAGCGGATAGCCGGACTACTGCGGATAACTGGAATCGAAAGCTGCAAAAGGCTTCGGCAGATATACCGGACTTGACAGAAGCAATCGAGTCCTCGGATGTACCCATGACTCAGGTCATGAGAAGTGCGATTGTTGAAAGCGATGTTGGGCCGCAGTTGGCGTATTACCTTGCCACGCACCCGGACGAAGCCGAAGATATAGCCGCACTCGGCCCATTGGCGACTGTTCGCGCATTGGGGCGCATCGAGGAACGTCTGGCAACCAAGAAACCTGCGAAGCCTTCCGGTGCGCCCGCACCGATCACGCCGTCAGGCCAGAAGGCGCAGGCATCGAAAGACCCTGCAAATATGGAGTATGACGATTTTGTGAAGTTTCGGAGGGCGCAAATCGCTAAACGCAGATAAAAGGATTTCGCCATGAGCAATACCAACACCGTAATTGACATGGTGGCAAAAGAGGCTTTGCGCCTCGCGCACGAAAAGGCCACCTTCATTGGAACCATTAACCGCTCTTACGACGATTCATTCGCAAAAACTGGCGGCAAAATCGGTTCTACCCTCCGAGTCCGCAACCCGAACCAGTACACCAGAACGCAAGGTTCCCGCGTTATGGATGTGCAGGATCAGAACGATTCCACCCAAACCATTACCGTAGCGACGCAGGATCACGTCGACATGCGGTTCAATTCGGCGGAACTGGCTCTCGATATTGATGAACTGAGCCGCCGTTACATTGAGCCTGCCATGTCCGCGCTGATCTCTGGAATTGACGGTGACTGCATCACCACCGCCACCAAGGAAACCTTCAACGTCGCCGGTACTGCCGGTACGATTGTTGGCGCAGTTACTTCCGGTTTCTCGGATACGTCTGCCCTCGGTATCGCCCGCGCCAAGATCAATCAGGGCCTTGCCCCGAAGGACAGCAACCGGGCTTTGCAGATGGATTCCATTACGATGGCTTCCGTTTCCAACGGTATCAAGGGTCTGTTCCATCCGTCCGATCAAGTCGAGAAGTCGTTCCGTGAAGGCTTCCTTGCGCATACCGCGATGGCCGACCTGTACGAGAACGAGCGTACTTGGTCGCTGACAAACATCGCTGACGTGACTGGAACGACCGATGCGGCCTCTCTGGTGACTGACGGCGGCAGCACGGTTGATATGCACACCACTGTCGTTTCTCCGGCTGTTGGTAGCGTATTCACCATCGCTGGCGTCTATGCCTGCCACCCGGAAACGAAACAGGCTTACTCGCACCTTCAGCAATTCACGGTGACTGCTACGAGTGCTGGCGCGGGTTGTACCGTTTCCCCGACGATCTACCTTGGCCTATCTGGTTCTACCGCAGCCAAACGAAACGTTTGTGCGGCTAGTGGTGCGGCTCTGGCTCTTACCGACTTCAACAGCGCAACGTTGACTTTCGTCGGTGCGGCTTCGACCAGCTACCGCCAAAACCTGATGTATCACCGTGACGCTTTCACGTTCGTTACTGCCGACCTGCCGCTTATGGATGGCGCTAACAAGTGCGTTCGCATGACTCAGGACGGTATCAGCCTGCGTGTATGGCAAGACGGTGACATCCGCAATGACGAGTTGCTGATGCGTATCGACATCCTTTACGGGTTCAAGACGCTTCGCCCGTATTGGTCTTGCCGTATCACTAACTAAGGATCAACATGGGGCTTCGGCCCCTTGTCTCAATTTTTTGAAAGGAAACGAACATGCCTTCATACGAACAAGTCACTTACAACTCGCCCGATGGCGCACTGATTGGAAACTCCGCGTCCGAGAAAATCGGATTCTACGGTGCTACTCCGGTCGTTCAACGCGCCACTTCGACCAGCCATACCACTACAAACGTGGTTACTTCGGCGTCCTTCGGGACTCTCCAAGTCGCGCAAATTCAGGAGATTCAAAACACCCTGATCGCTCTCGGTATTTGGGCGGCGTGATGACAAAGCAACGGTCGCTGCTGCATTGTGGTTGCGGCGGCGACCGTTTGCCTGAATGGTTGCAAGACTACGCTGAGACGCGGCTTGATATCGACCCTGACCATAACCCGGACATCATTGCGGACATGGTTTCATTGGGGGATATCGGGCCATACGACGCGGTGTATTGCAGCCATGCGCTAGAACACCTTTACCCGCACGATGTTGGAACTGCTTTGTCTGAGTTCAATCGCGTGCTGAATGACGGCGGAGCGGCAATTGTTTTCGTTCCTGATCTTGAGGATGTAAAGGCTACCGACGACGTTCTATTCGATGCGCCTGCCGGGCCGATCACTGGCCTAGACCTGATATACGGATACCGCAAGATGCTCAAGGATAAGCCTTACATGGCACACAGGACGGGATTCACAAGCGCAACGCTGCACAAAGCATTCACGGATGCAGGATTCACTAAAACTGCGGTGACTCGGCTGTCTGACTACGCCATGATGGGAGTTGGGGTTAAATGACAATCATATATGCTTCCAGATTTTCCGATTCCTTACTAAATAAATTAAGGTGATATCTACATTATATTTCGCTGCAAGTAACTTCGGAGTTAGGTTACTTGATCGTATATCAAAGACGGCAGAATTTGTCAGCTTTGAATTGCCGTGCTTTTCTCCAACCTTGATTTTTTGTAGGCCGGTTGAAATAGCATGAAGAACATTGCCACTTCTAGAAATCCACTCAAGGTTTTCTACCCTATTGTTTGTTTTGTTCCCATCCTTGTGGTTTACGTCACTAAAATTGTTTGGATTTTCAATAAATGCAAGCGCAACAAGGCGATGAACAGAAACGGTTCGCTGCGCCCCGGAAGGGCCAATTCTTACTTGATGGTATCCTCCCCTATTCATGTATACCCCTATTTTGCTTGGAGAGAAGTTTTTCCATGGGTCAATTTTTCTATGCTTCAATTGGCGCGGGGAAGTTCTAACTACATTCCCGAAATTAGACACTGAATAAGCATCTCCAAATCCAATGACATTCTTCCATAATTCAACCATATTTCACCCCAACGAAATGGTATCTAATCCTACCTCATCAGACGGTAAAAAGATAGTGTTTTGTATTCCAACCCTTACAAAACCATTTCAATGCTGCCTTGATTCTCTTGAGAAGTCAGTTCCCTTATTGGACGCTGCCGGATTTGATCATGGCACTGTTTTTTCCATCGGGTGCCCGTATATTTCTGCCGCCCGCGCCACAATGCTGCGTAAAGCCCTAGATGTTAAGGCTGACATTATTGTCTTCATTGACCATGACCTAAGTTGGGAACCTAGCGATCTTGTGAAATTGGTCTCGGCAGAAGGTGACGTAATAGCTGGATTGTATCGCTTCAAATATCCAGACAAGACAGAGTACATGGGAGTGCTTGATGACATTGACGGTATGCCTCAGGTTCGTGCAGACGGCTGCATCAAGGGTGCGCGTGTTCCTGCGGGATTCCTCAAGGTTACTCGCAATGCGATTAACCGATTCATGAAAGCTTACCCTGATCTTATGTACGGTGAGGCGTGCAATCCATCTGTTGATTTATTCAATCATGGAGCGCACAAAAATGCCTGGTGGGGCGAGGACTTCGCATTCTCGCGCAACTGGACTGAAATGGGCGGCGACATCTGGATCGTTCCAGACTTGAACCTTACGCATCATTCACCCGAAGCAGCCTTCCCCGGAAACTTCCATCATTTCATGATGCAGCAACCGGGTGGCAGCGAATACAAGGAGGCAGCATGATTGTCAGAATGCAACATAAAGAGCATGGCTTTACCCACGTCTACGACACGTCTGAACTTAACCGTCACAAAACGCTTGGCTGGACTGAATGCGTTGAAGCGCCGAAACCTGCGCCAGTCGTTGCTCAAAAGCAGGAAGTGCAAGAGCCAAAGGTCAAAACGAGGTTTAGCGAAAGCACTATCTAATGGCTACCGCGCAAACAATCATCAATCGCGGAATGCGCCTGATAGGGGCATTGGCTTCCGGCGAATCTCCTACGACAGACGAAACCACGGATGTACTGGCCGCGCTGAATGCCATGCTGGAATCGTGGCGGAACGAGCGGTTGATGGCGTTTGCGTGGCAGGACGAGTCCAAGGTGCTCACGCCTTCCGATGGAAGCTACACCCTTGGCGCAACTGGTGATTTCTCGACATGGGCAAGCAAGATTGAACATGCCTACATCACCAACAGCGGAACGGATACATTCCTCGATCCGTTGGATGCAGTTGGCTATGACGGAATCCCGGACAAGACTGTTACGGGGTCGCCGCAGTATTACTACTTCGAGAAGTCATATCCTCTAGGAGTGCTGAAACTTTGGCCTGTTCCTGATGCCGCCGATACTTTGCACATTCGGACATGGGTTGTCTTGTCGGGCTTTGCTACAGCGGCCACCACAGTTTCATTGCCGCCCGGATACGAGGATGCGCTGGCGTTCAATCTGGCAATCCGCATTGCTCCTGAGTTTGAGAAAAAGGTATCTGGCGAAGTCGCACAGATCGCAATCGAGACGAAAGGATCAATCAAACGACTCAATAACAGGCCGATCATGGCTTCTATCGGACTTTCGTTCGGTGGGCATCATCACAACATCCTGACTGACTCGCCGTGAGAATTCCATTAGTCACCGAGATTGATTCACGCGACGGTTCAAGCAACCGTGATGAGCGGTTGACTAACATGCTTGCTGAGAAGGATAGCGAGCTTATGGCGTGTGTTAGGCCGGGGTTGAATACATTGCTTGCTTCTAGCGGAGACGGCAACGGGCTTGTCTGTTTCAATTCTCAAATTGTGCATGTATTCGGGACTGCACTCAAGTTCGGTACGACTCCAACAAGCATTAGCACTGTAGTTGATGGTGAATACGACTTCGCGGTGATCCCATGAGGCTGCCTGTTGTCGGAAACATAAGCACGAAAGACGGCGCATCAAACAAGAATGCGCGAATGACGAACGTGCTTGCCGAGGAAAAGCAGGGAAAGACTGTTGCTGCGGTTAGGCCGGGGTTGGGCGCATACGCAACAACGGTGGGCAATGGAAATGGCATTACTTGTTTCGGTGGAACGTTGATTAGCGTGTACGGCGCAAACATAGGTGTCCCTGGCGGCGATGTAATCGAGCCAACTGAAGCACTCAGCACAATTACAGGCT